CAATATAAAGATTATGGTGACATAGTTTTATGTTGTGATAGTTACAATACTTGGAGAAAACAATTCTTCCCACAATACAAAGCTCCTAGAAAAATGAAGCGGGCTAAGGATGAAGAAAACTATGTATCTGGTGATTCTTCATTCTCTTGGGAAGATTTATTCACTTCACTAAATAAAGTCAGGGATGAGATAAAAAATCATTTACCTTATACAGTAATGCATATTGAAGAATGCGAAGCTGATGATATTATCGCAACCCTTTCTAAATATCTTCAAACTGAAGAAACTATACCAGCTGGTATGAATGGTATGTTTGAAGAAAAACAAAATGTAATGATTATCTCTAGTGATAAAGATTTTATTCAGTTACAACAGTATGACAATGTGAAACAATTTTCACCAATCGCTAAAAAGTTTATTACAGATAAAGATCCTAAATCATATCTTGATGAACATATATTAAGAGGCGATAAGAGTGATGGTATTCCAAATATCCTAAGTGATGATAATGTATTTGTTGAAGAACGCAGACAGATACCACTCACTAAAAAGAAAATTGCTGAATTGGATATGGATAATTTGTCAGAAAGTAATAACTACAGATATTCAAGAAACAAAACATTAATTGATCTATCATGTATTCCAGAAAGAATTGAAGAAAAAATTCTTACTGAATGGAAAGAGACAGATCAATGTAAATCTAAAAAAGATATGTTAAATTATTTTATGAAACATAGACTTAAAAACTTAATGGAAGTAATAGAGGAATTTTAATATGGCAGATAGTATACCACATTTATTTCAATCTATCCAAGTCGCACCTAAAAAAAATAAGGTAGAACTTTTGAGAAGATTGAATAGTCATTGTAAAGAAATTTTACATCACGCATTTCATCCTAATATAAAATTTCTTTTACCAGAAGGAACCCCGCCTTATGTTTTTAGGGGTACTCCGGAGGCTTTCCCAACAACTCTGTATCCTGAAGTTAGAACCTTTTATATTTTCTGTGAAGGAGGTGGTGCTAACGTAAATCAGATCCGTAGAGAAGCAATTTTTATTCAATTGCTAGAAAAAATACATCCTGACGAGGCCAAGGTCGTGATTGCCATGAAGGATAAAAAATTTAATGAACTTTATGATACCATCACGTATGATGTTGTTAGGGAAGCCTTTCCAGATATGTTGCCAGAGCGAGAGGTTAAGAAGAAGTCACCTGGAAAAAAGTCTGGTGGAAAAGGGCGGCAGCAAAAAACTTGACATTTGCGATGCTTCTTGATATACTAGGTTTGTACAGTGATGAGAGTCCTCATGTAGAGGGCCCTCAATGGCAAATTCAACCTTTCAAGAGAGATCAATAATGAGAAAGATAATCCTTGCCCTATTGTTTAGTCTGGTAGTTAGTCCTGTTTTTGGTAAGATCATCACCATGAATGGTGTGAAATATGAGGTCGTAAATCAACCTAATGGTGAAATGTTATTTAAACCAGTTGACAGAAAACAAGGACCAAAGGTTACAAAACTTAAGCCCCTTGGTTCAGTTTTAAATAGAGAACCAGTTAAGTCTGAAGTCATAGAAAAGACTGAGACTGAAGCGGTTTATACTGAAGATATTTGTGATGATCCAATGGGTTGTCCACAAGATATAAAAACTGGTGATTGTCCAACTTGTAAAAAAGTTGCGGTGTATGAAAAGAAAGAAATACACAAAGTTCCTACCAATGAAAAGATAGAACATAAAATAATAAAGAATGTTGATTCATTTTATTTTCCAGAAGGAAAGTATGAATTAATTGAAAAGAAATCATACTATGATGGAAGACTATCACAACATTTAGTTTTTTATGGTGGATTGGAATACAATTACAATAAAGTAAAACACAATAGTTACATTTGGACTGTTAAAGGTGGATCTCGTTATGTTGATCATGTTAATCATCCTAATGATAGTAAATCTTTTGCTTGTCCAATCCCAACTACATTTTATACTACTGTAAAAGATGATGGACAAGTTGTCAGCAACAAAGTACTTGAACAAGGCACTTGTGGTGGAATCAAAAGTTTATCATCAAGTTATAAGTTTGATGGTGTTTATTTGACAAAAGTAAAGTTACTTGATCCTAAATGTGTTGCTGGTTGTAGTGTTGTAAAAAGGACAACTGAAGTTTTTGTTTATGAATTTAAGGGATAAGTCCTGGTAGTTAAGCAAATTATGGGTAAAAATATAGTATGTGGAGGATGTAGTTATACTCAAGGAGATCTTTATGATTTTAAAACATGGCCTGAATTCTTAGGAAAAAAATTAGATTTGCCTGTTGTTAACTTGGGGAGATCTGGAAAAAGTAATGGTTGGATTGCTCAAAATTTATTTAATTATATTATAAAACATTATTATGAAATAGACTCTGTATTTGTTTTATGGACAGATTTTTGGAGACATGATATGTTTAATCACGATATGCATTCAACTCCTTTATATACTCTCTTACAAGATGATTACAATGTTCCAAAAAATTTAGAAGAATATTTGTCTGGTGAAAATAAGTATAAACAAATTGGTAAAAAATTTGTTAATATGACAACAGATATGTCATTAGAAGAAGTAGACGATTATCTTGGCGGAACTTTATCACAGTTACAATCATGGGATCATACAATTAAAAGGCGACATAAAGGTAAAGATCCTAAACAAATTTTAAAAAATGTCTATAGTAATAATTTTTATTATATGAAAACAGTTGAAGTTATTTGTGAAAGTTTTAATATTCCATATACTTCTTGGATAGCATTAACAGGCCAGGGTTCCATGATAAGACATTGTTTTGATGCACATATAACAATGTCTTATGCAATGAGACGGAGTGTTCCAATTTTAGAACATATTTGGGATGAAGCTGAAAATTATTTAAATATAAAAAACTATGTTAATTGGCCTTGGAGTTGGTGGAAAAAAAATGATGTAAAAAATACAATAATTAAAAAAGATTTAAAATATGCTGTATCTGAAATGGACAAGCACCCAAGTGAATTGGGACATGAACTTATTACAAAAGTGTTTTTTGATCATTATGTTGAAAATAATTTTAATGAAAGTCCAAAGTATATTTATGAATAAGGGATAAGGCCTGGTAGTTAAATGGATATAACAGGAGCCTTCTAAGCTCTCATTCTAGGTTCGATTCCTAGTCAGGCTACCAAATCCCCCTAAATATATGTAAGATCAATTACTTACTAAGGATTAAAATGTTTAGGTTATTTTTGGTAATGATTCCTTTGATGATATTTGTAGGATGTACACAAAAAGCAGAAGAAATTAAACCAAAGGATAATGTAACAGTAACATTACCTCAAAAACAATTTAGTTGGCCAGAAGAAAGAAAAAACTTTTGGATATCATTATACTTTTCTAAAATGTCATGGCAACCAGATGTAAGACAAAGAATGTTGCCAGAAACACTTTTTGAAGTTTGTACTTGTATTGTAGAGACATTTGAAAGAAGATATGAATTAGAACATTTTGAGAAAGTTTTAAACTCTAATACTCCAACTGAAGCAGCACAACAAGAAATATGGAAAGTATCATATAATTGTAGTGTTCAAGGTATTATAAATCAAAATCAAAGATTACAACAACAAAAAATGGAAAACCCAGATATAAAGGAAATGCTATGATCTCAGTGAAAGTTTATGACAATAATACTAATAAAGCAATTTCAAAACTAAAGAATTTATTAGTAAATGAAGGACTCTTTAAAGAATTAAAAGATAGGAGACACTATACAAAACCTTCTTTAAAGAAAAAATTGAAACGTGAAGAAGCAGAAAGGCAGAGACAAAGAGACTTCAAAAAAGAATTGAAAGCTCTGCAAAGAGATGAAATGATGTTTCAATGATCTCATTAATTAGAAGAGCATATTTAGATGAATTATGTGATTATCATCCAGTGATGGGTGATCCATGGCGTCCTGTTGTCATGGATGAAAATGAGTTTGAGGACGCATGCTTTTCTAATTCATTCCATTGGTGGATGTGGGAAGTTTTTGATGAACATTGTCCAAGTCTTGAAGAAATGGAAGAAGATGTTCAATTTAAATTTGGTAATAAAATTGATTACCGTGAACCAATTAAATTATGTTTCCCCGTCAGTAGAATAGCAAAATATAAAACAAAAAAAGGTAAACAGTCTTTGGTTACTGTTTACCATATCCCACCTGGTCGACCTTATGATCCATCTATAACTAAAAAGAGAGCCCAATTAGCATACAATGATTGGAAAACTGGTAGATGGACATTCCACGAAGCAATGACAAAGAATAAATCTAGGTGGCAAGCAATACAAAAATATACTCCCTATGTACCAGAAAGAAAAGTCAAAATAAAAGAGAAAGTTAAAAAAGCATCAGAATTAGTTTTAGATGGTAGAATGTTAATAGATGCACTTAAATTAACTGGATTGACTAAACAAACTTTTTATAAACATACAGGAGGGAGTAGACTTCTTATTTCAAGTCATGAAAGATATCAAAGTTTTAACAGTTAAAAATCCATACGCATTTTTAATTTTAGCAGGAATTAAAAAGTATGAGATTAGATCTTGGTCTACAAAGTATCGTGGGCCATTGTATATACATTCTGCTAAAGTACCCGTAAAAGAATATGACGTCAATACTGTAAAAGGTATATCAAGATTACAAAATAATCATATAAGTATTGACTATATGGCTATGCATGGTTATATATTGGGAAAGGTGGATTTAGTAGATATTAAAAAAATTGGTGAAGATATACCAAAACCTCAAGCGGCGCTTGATGGGTGTTGTACCATAGATGATAATGATAAATACGCATGGGTTTTACATAATCCAGAAATAGCAAATTTAACAATCGCCACTAAAGGCAAATTAGGTCTATGGAGCTTATCAGATGGAAACACTAACGATCAGTGACAATGCAGCAAACGCAGTTCTTGATGCAATAGTAGAACATGAACATTTAAGAGTCAGTGCAAATTCAGGAGGATGTTCTGGTTGGAAATGGGCATTGTGGACTGAAGATGAAATGCTATATACAGAAAGAGATATTAAAATAGAAACCAAATATGGTTTTGATATGGTAGTTGATAGAGACATTTTAAATGACGTTTTAGGAACTACTCATATTGATTATTCAGATACAGACAACTTAGTAGAACAAGGATTTGTTTTTAAAAGAAGCAAAGGATTGTCTTGTGGTTGTGGCGAATCATTTACACCAATAAAGGAAAAG